AATGAAACTCATCAAGTATAATTAATAAAAAATTTATAAATAAGAATTACTTTATTTTTTTTGTCTAATATTGTATTGTTGTACTATTGCATTCTTGTATAATAAATGTCAAAAAAAAGAAATCTATTATATTAGTCTTTGTATTCGGATTTGTACTTGGATGAAAAAATGTGTAAAACGCACAAAAAATATAAATAACCAATATAAATACAAATTACCTACAATACAATATAATGTTTCATACATTTTTTTACACATTAATAGGTATTCCAACTGGATATGTAACAAGTGTATTCATAAATGATTTTCATAAATTCTTATATAATACAAATATTTCAAAATTTGGTAAATACAGCATAATAACAATTATAATATTTTTTTCATTTTTGAAAGGGTATACTGGAAATGATTTAATTACAAATATATCAAATTATCAACGTATTAATCAATGAAAAAAATGTTTGCTCATAAATTTCTGTAAATTGAAATGTGTCAAACACACTTCTTTACGGGCATCATCACCAAGCAATTCCCATAATGCATCATCGGGCCATATTTGCCTTTTGTTGTCCGGGTTCTCCAATTGTTTATCTTTGATATATCTCATCAAAAATTTGGTAACTTCTGTCCTTGAAATCAAAGTATCGGCAGACAAGTTCATAAATTTTGCGAGTATAGGAGTTATTTTGACAGGTTGTGTGAACCCTTTTTTTTTAGTAGGCGCAAATTCATTTTTCTTCTTTTTTTCCTTTTCGAATATTCTTTTTGCAGTTTTTTCAATATATTTCAATTGTTTTATCATTGCATCTGTCGTATTTCTTTGAATAATCAATTGGTCGGAAAGCAATTGAATATTTTTTTGGAATTTTTCAAAATATTGAGGCGAAGAAGTACTTACAGAATTCATTTTATCTTTTATGAACAATAAAAAATAAACAATCAAACGAATTGTCGTGAAATCATGAAATCCTAAATAATTAATTACCTAGTATCTACTAGATAACGATATACAAGATTTTCATTCATTTTTCACCTTCATTTTTCGCCTTCATTTTTTCACAACGTATCATTCGCAATATTTCGGGAGGATATCCCATATCACGAAGAACACTATACGCCCCCTGAATTTTCGAAATACCGCGCCCGATTTTGTAAGTATACTGGATACCGCCATCAGCCATTTCAGTTGCTTCCATACGCCAATTTCTTACTGTTGGTACTTTTCGCAAACGTTTGCATACAGAAAGATAATGCGTCGTCAATATGAAATCCACGTTCTCGTATTTCGCCAAATAATGTAAAAAAGCAAAAGCCGATTTGGTGGCCTCTTCCGGATTAGTGCCAGAATACAATTCGTCAAAGACGCAGAAATGTCTCGCGTTTATTTGGACACTATTACCAACAGCATCCAATATATCTTTACACCGCCTAGATTCCGCTTGAAAAAGACTGTCACGCGCCGATGTATCCGGAATATTCAAATATGAATGTATGTGTGTATACGGCACCAATTCACAAGTCTTGAAAAATCCGCATCCTATTTGTTGAGAAAAGAGAACGTTAAGCATTGTCGTCTTCAAAAACGTGGTTTTGCCCGCCGCATTCGGCCCGGTAATCACCATATTCTTATCCAAAATGCAGTCATTGCTTATATGTTCCGCAATATGTGCCGGATAATATTGCTCTGTAATTCGCTGTTTATTGCCACTGCCACTGTCACTGCCACCATATTCAGCATAATTCACACGATTTTCGCACAAGTTCTCATAAATTCCCAACATATTATTCATATATCCTTCAAATCCGAAACTCCAATAAATCGAATTCCCGATTTCTTCGTTCTCGTGAATTTCATAGAAACACCGCAATAAAAGTCCGATTTCGCCGACTTTGCCGAGACTCGGTTCAAACGGTGCCACATTTTGCAAAATGGATCGCAAATTACGCAAATTGGAAATGTGCAAACAAAGGTCGCAATTGAACGATTTATACTGTTGGCACTTTTCCGACAGTTCCGTGAATTGTTGCATACTTTCAATGGAATAATCCAAATAATTGCGCATTTCAATAATTTGTCGATTGATATCCCGCACATTTCGGTAAAATCTTACACAAGACGTATAATTAGTGTAACATTGATATCCGTAAAATGCTAACATCATAACAAAATAAACGAAATTTTGCGCATTGAAGTTACGGAGCACGGTTACTGCTTTTCCGATGAAATGGTATTTTGCTAAATTACAAAGAGTGTCGATATAAACAGTAAATGAAATAGGAACGCCTTGCATTTTAAGAATGAGAAAAGGTGCCAACAAGAATACAAATGGTATAATGAAAGCGAGTAATGGCGATGTCATGTTAACAAAAGACATGGTTTGGAGAAAAAACGGCATGCGATTCAAAAATTTGAACCATTCAATGTCCATGTACGAATATTTTTCGAGGAAATCGGTGTTTTCCTTTGTATTTCGCCAGACTTCCATGACTTTTTCGTGATTTAATTCGTATTTATTTGATTGTGTGTGAATTTCCATGTTTTTTCGGTAGGTTCTCAAATTTTGTAAAATGGATTGTGTTTCTTTCAAATATTGGACATTCGATGTAAAATGATTTTTCCAAAGAGGAATCGTTTTTTCTGCGAATTCATGTTTTGGTTGAAATAGGTAATGGTAAATAGGTTTGCTATCTTGTTGTGCGATTTGATTTGAGTTTGCGTTTGAGTTTGTGTTTGAATTCAATAATTCGTCTAATTCAAGATCCGACGATACATTTGTAGGTAATATATGTAAATTTGATTCAATATATGAAATCGGTAATTGAAATATTTTTTTATTTGTTAGTGTTTTTTCTTTTTCTTTATCCGATGATGTTGAAAAAAATAGATTCATATAATATTTAATAGAAACGTATAATTGATAATAAACGCATACAAAAAATTGAAGTTCTTTTTTTTGACATGGATACAAATACATACACACAATCAAAACAACAAAACGACTTAAAAATGAAAATACAGCTTCCAGCGAAATATACGAAAATGACTGTTTGTACTTTCTGGCTATTGAAGCAATTGAAATCGATGGGAATGCTAACAGAAGAACAAATGGCAGAGGCAAGTGAAGAATTATGTTTGACAAAGGATACGGAAGATCAGCTACTTTATTACAAAGATTTGGTGGAGAATTTCAAAGACCACGAAAATTATCTGAAAATGTATGCAAATAGCAAGAAAGACGATGATGATGATGAGGACGACGTAGTAGATAAAATCGAAAAAAAGCAAGAGGACCAAGAAATCGACTTGATTCGAATGATGATGATGATGCACAATGGAAATATGAAAACTCCAAGTTCGAGTCCAAGTTCTCATGAATCTAAAAAGAAAATTAAGATAATTATCAGAAAAAAAATGTAGAAAAAAAAAATCGAAAATGTAAATTAAAAATAAAAAAATAGAAAAAATAAAAAAAATGTTTTTTCATTTTTTTTATTTTTATAGGGTCAAGTTAAAATAGTTGTAGAATTACTAAATGTGCAGATTGCAGATTGCAGATACAGAAGATTCACTCAAGCCTGCTACAAGCCTGCTACAAGCCTGCTACAAGCCTGCTAAAGGACATGACATAATTACTTGGTAATCATTTCACTATAAGAAGACGGCAATTCATCTATTTTTATCTTATAATGGTTCTCAATATCCTTCATCAAATTAATATCACGACGAGTAATAAAATTAATGGCCATTCCCTTTCTCCCCCAACGACCACTGCGTCCAATACGATGCAAATATGTATGCACGCATTTCGGAATATCAAAATTGATAACAGTACTAACATGCTGAATATCAATTCCGCGTGCAGTAATATTCGATGAAATCATAACACGATATGTACCATTTCTGAACAATTGAAATTCACGTTCTCTCTCTGTCTTGTCCATTGACCCATGAATCCCGCACACTGAAAACCCGTCTTTCACCATTGCTTCGTGCAAATCTGCCACCCGCTTCACACTATTGCAATAAATAATACTCTGTGAAATACTAATACTTGAAAACAAATCCTTCAAAACGTCATATTTCATTGTATCGGAACTCACTGCAATATAATACTGCTGAATACATTCAAGACTCAATTCCTCATTTTTCATAATAATTCGCACTGGATTGCGCATAAATTTTTGCGTAATATCAAGAACTTCATCTGTAAATGTAGCACTGAAAATAGCGACTTGAATATTCTCATTGAAATACTGAAAAATGTTGTATATCTGTGTCTTGAATCCCTGCGAAAGCATCTCGTCCGCCTCGTCCAGCACCATTATGCGAATATGGTCGCCCGATAAATACCTTCTGCGAAACATGTCATGAATACGACCAGCACAACCCACGATTATATGCGGCGGTTTTTGCTGTATATCGCGGTAATCGTCGTGGATCGAAGTACCGCCAATCAATGTTTTGATATGCAATCCTTTCATGACACTTCCTAAATGCGTAACGACATTGCATGTCTGTTTCGCCAATTCATGTGTTGGCGAAATAAGAACGGCCTGTGTTGTGGCCGATTCCAGGTCAATCAATTGCAAAGTACTAATAGAAAATGATGCTGTTTTACCCATACCAGATTGGGCCTGTGCAATCGTGTCGCGTTTTTTAATGATATTCGGAATAGACTTTTTCTGAATATCACTGGGTTTTTCATAACCATATGAATAAATTCCGCGCAAAATGTCGGGTTTCAAATCTAAATCATCCCAATTTTCAATTGCAGGTTCTCCTCCATCCGAATCCTTCGATATATCGTTTTTCAAATCATTTTCCATGGTATGTATTTATAAGAAACAATTGTTTAACTCTTTTTGTGAATAAAATGATGTTTTATCGCGAAAATAGAGAGTATTGGAGTCTTGGTTCTCATATATTGCAAAAAAAATAATATAGAATATTATTTGTAATTATATAAGTAATATGGCAAATGTTGTAACAATTCCGAAATCAGTGCCAACAGTATATTATTCATTGAATGATTTCAATGAGATTCTATTTAGTGAGTCTATGGTGTACAAATTGCAAGATGAAACTGTAAAAATGATTGAAAATTTGGCGCAAATATTGGGCGTATCGTTAACGTCGACAAGCAACAACAATACAATGAATGTGGCGACAACAGGAGCAAAATATGACTATTTGAATAAAAAATCGAGAAAACCGAATTCGGTTGTCGCGGGTTCGAAAAAAGAGATGGAGGATTCGTGGCTACAGCCGGTATTCAAGGCCACTGTTATTGAAAAGAAGGAAGGTACAATGCCTGAAATTCGTACGTGTCTCAATAAACTTTCAGAGAAAAATTATGAGACGAATAAACCGATTTTGTTGGAACTAATTCGGAAGGAGGACCCGTCTCAATTGGAAATCGTTGCAAATAATATTTTCGATATTGCAAGTACTAATAAATTTTTCAGTGAGATATATTCCAAATTATACAAGGAGTTATTGAAAGAATTCGATATTTTCGATGATATATTGCAGCGATTCGTCACGACATTCTGCGATACAATGTGCAATATAACTTATGTCGATCCTAATAAAAACTACGACGATTTTTGTGCATATAATAAGAAAAATGATGCGAGGAAAGCGACAAGTATGTTCATTACGAATCTGGTGAAAAAGGAGGTTTTATCGGTGGAAACATTGGCCGATATTATCATAAAAATCCAAACAATTATGAATGAATATATGGAAAGTACCAACAGAACAAATGAAGTGGAAGAAATAACCGAGAACTTGTTTTTATTGATTACGCCAAATATAGTGTTATTGAAAGCGAATGCATTAGACAAATGGAGTAATGTGTTGGCAAATATACAGCGAATTGCTGAATGCAAAGCGAAAGACCATGCAAGTTTGACGAGTCGTGCTATATTCAAACATTTGGATATGTTGGAGTCATTGAAAAAGATTGCAAAGTAATACATACACCTTTCAACATTTCAAACGCCGATTATTTATAAACTTTTTTATAAATAATATTGAACTACTGTTACACCGTCAAAAAAGAAAAATGAGACAAAGTCTCATTTTTCGTTTGGATTTAAGTCGCCGACAAAAATAATTTTTAGGGACGCTTTGCGTCCCAAAATTCTTTTTGGTCGGTGTAATTTATAATAATTACTTTTATGATAATCATATATAATATTTAATTATAAAATTGAAATAAATATTATAAAATAAATTAATTATACACTTTACAAATGGTATATATTTATATTCTACAATTAGAAAAGGGCAAATTTTATGTCGGTAAAACTATAAACCCTTCTTTCAGGTTAGATAGTCATTTCAATTCAAATGGTTCAGCATGGACTAAATTATATAAACCAATAAAAATTGTAGAATTAATACCGAATTGCGATGATTATGATGAAGATAAATATACAAGAATCTTTATGGATAAATATGGGATTGACAATGTTAGAGGTGGTTCATTTGTTTCAGTAGAATTAGAACAATCAACTATAAACCATTTGACACAAATGAAAAATGGAACAAATGATAAATGTTTTAATTGTGGAAAATCAGGACATTTTGCGAAAGATTGTAAAGAAAATGAAGAAGAAATTATATGGTGTTGCGAATATTGTGATAAAGAATTTGTTGATGAAAAAAAATGTGATTATCATATACAAAATTGTAAATACAACAATGAAGATGATGAAAGTGAAGATGATGAAGATAATGAAGTAGTATGTTTTAGATGCGGTAGAGAAGGTCATTATGCAAATTCGTGTTATGCATCAAAACATATTAGAGGATACTATTTAAGATAAATGTTTCTTACTTTCACAATGTCATGTAAATAATATTTCTGCGTATATTCAAAAATGACACTTATCACAATAATATTTAAATTCATTTTTTGTCTTATTTATTTGAATCTTGTGTTGTGTTAAACAATTTCTATAAATTATAAAAGTAGAAAAAAGATTTGAAAGATAAATAAATTCGCGGATGAAAATTGAATCAAGTTTTTATTTATTTTCATTATACAAAAACGATACAAAAACGACAACGACAAAAACCACCGCAAAATACCAAAACAATGAATTTTCTACCCGAAGATATTGTCTATCATATTTTATCCTATAGCGATACGATAAAATATAGAAACGGAAAATACATGAATCAAATCAGTAAAAACGATGAAAGATATAAATTATTGAATAGAATTCCGCGGATTGTGCAAAAAATATTTGATCATGTATACATGATAATGATAGATTATCACATATACAATAACATAATTCTTGAAGAGACAAATACATCTTTGGCTGTTGATTTAGAAAATGATAAAGTTATATATACGTTTTGTTACGATTTTGAAAAAAATCCTGATATATATCATTTACATATAAGAGAATAGTGTAATGGACGAATGAATGAACGAATGAATGGACGAATGAATAAATGGACAAATGAATAGATAAAATATGAAAACATTGTATGTATAAAAAGCATAAAAGTCTCTCTGTTTATTTTATATACAAAAATGAATCGTCTCGCATTTTATAACGTAAACGAAGATTTGGAAGAAGAAGATGTCGGATTAGACGCTCCTCTTTATTCCATCGATTTTTACGACAAAGAATATGTTATTGCGTTAGGTAATGAACGTAAATTAGATACGAAAAAAAACACTTATTTTTTTCCGGTATATCTAGTTACAAATATAAAAGACGATCCATCAATATTCAAACAAATCGGCGTATATGAATTTGAATCCGATGAAAAATCGCAAAAAGAAAGAAAGAGAACATTTTTAGACAAAGACGGCGACATTGATCCCAAACGATTATTTGACATTTTATTGTATCCATATGCAGACCGCGATTTTTTCGAAAACTCTACATTTGCAGTTGCAAAATCAGACATAGCACAAATGGAACATATTTATTCGAGTGCCAACAGAAAATCTTCAACTGCGGAGGAGTTACCCAATCCCGATGATCCACTCGAATTGAATATTCCTGTTGGTAAAATGTCGGAATCTGCGATGAAATCCCGCGAGGTTCTCAAATACGGTGTCTTTGAACGCGATCCTACTATAAAAGTGCCTGCTATACTGGTAGAAGAAAACAAAGAGGAGTCGTTGCAAATGAAGAAAAAATTCAAACCGTCTTCGAAGAATTATTGGGTATCGAATTTCATGAAAAACAACAATTACGATGTCGTAGTTACAGATGACAGCGGCGATTGTTATTTTGACACTATTCGCATTGCTTTCTTGCAAATCGGATATGTGACAACCATTGCAAAATTACGTGCAGTTGCTGCAAATAGTGCAGATGAAGAATTGTATTCTTTTTATAACAGTCAATATACGGATCTTTTGAAAGGAAAAATAGAAAACGAAGATGAAATGAAAACTTTGCGAAGTGACACGAATGAATTGAAAAAACTTCTTGCAAAAATTCAAAAAACTGCTGAAAATAAAGATCAAATAAAAGCAATAGAATTGAAAATAGAGGAAAATGCTAAAAAGTACAGTGAAATCAATGAATTTCTTACACATGGATATGCAGATTTAATGGGTAATTTCAAATTCATGGAAAATATCAAATCATTGGACGATTTACGCGAATATATGAAAACATCGAGTTTTTGGGCAGACGAACGTGTAATTGCCGTATTGGAAAAGGAATTGAATTTCAAAACAATTGTGTTTGCAGAATACAATTACAAAGCTGGCGATTTGAATCGGATTTTAGAAGATCCAAAAAATTACAGGAAAAATAAAGAGGAGGATAAAGAAAAAAGAGATACAGTATTTGTTTGTACAACTGGAGAACCAATTGAACCTAAATTTTATATAATGGCTGAACATAGTGGTAGTCATTATAGATTGATTACTTACAAAAATAAATATGTATTCACATTTCCTGAAATTCCATATGATGTGAAAATTATGATTGTAATAAAATGTATGGAAGGTATGAGTATATACAATGAGATTAGTGCATTTCGCAATTTCCAAGCAAAATTAGGAATATCGGTAGGAGGAATGGATGAATCAGATGACGTGGACGTGGACAACTCGGTATATGGAGGAGGAGCTTACGATTCAAAAGTAGTATTCGTTTATTATAATAAATCTGCGGATGGTGTTGCGCCTGGAAAAGGATCTCATGAAAAAATGCCAACAGAAAAATATAATAAATATGCGGGTTTGTATTTGAGTAAAAACCGGGAATGGCGCAAGAAATTGGACGATGATTGGCCTGCCGAGTTCAAATTGGATGGATTACGTTGGTATTCTGTTGAACATTATTATCAGGCGTCGAAATTCAGGAAAATGCATCCGGAATTTTACAAGTCTTTTAGTTTGGAAGGGAATCCGGACATATCGAAAGATGTGGAGATGGCGCGTATTGCCGGGTCTAAAACGGGGGCTTACAGGGACACACAATTGCGACCAGTGAATATCAAAGTGGATTCGGATTTTTATGGTGGCAGATATCGCGAAGAAAGGGAAAAAGCCATTTACGCGAAATTTTCGCAAAATGAAGATTTGAAGAAAATATTGCTTTCAACAATTGACGCAAAGTTGATGAAATATGTGCCAAAACGTGAAATGGAAACGGACCATATATTGATGAAAGTGCGCAAACTTTTGCGCGAAGAATAAAAATTGACGTACTTTTTTTATCGATGATTAATTCACATACACAACAACAACAACAACAACAAAGCAAATGAACATGTCAATCAATAACAATCGAATCCTTGACATTGCAGAGAAACAAGCATCAGAATACGAATCATTCGAAAGCAGATATTCTGCGAATTCGTCTAACAAGACGAATACGAAGGCGAAGAAGGTAAATGCGCAGAAAATCGATAAAGAAAAGAAGCAAGCAATGAAGATGGAGGTGGCAGCAAAGCAATCGACACTGTTGGCACTTGAATCCAAGAATCGCGGCGGCAAGAATTCGCGCAAAAAGACGGCAAGACTCGCATTTGTTTTGTCAGAGAGAGAACAAGAACAAGAAGAAGTTCCAACAGAGATTTTCAGAATCGGAATCAAGTCGGAACGAGTGTCGCTGAAGAGATCTATGAGAAAGCCTGGACACGGAGACAGAAGCGGAAAGGTAGCGAGATTTGTAGATGAATATTCGGCGGGTTCTTGTAAATTCAAATCTTTGGAGTATTTGATCGATATTTACGAGAACGAATTGAAAGAATGAAAGAATATTATGTTTGAAGTTTGATTGAATAAAGCGCCAAGCGCCAACATAAAAATATTGCTTTTAGTAGTATAGTTAGACTATATAGTTAGAGTATACAGTTAGGTAGTTAGTTAGGTAGTTTAATAATAGTTAGGTTTATTTTTTTTACACCTTTTTACATTCTAAACGCCGACCGCAAGGGTCGGCATATTAGAATATAATTAGGTAACTGTTACTTTGTAATATTGAATTTTTAATATATGTATATCGTATATATATTGAATGTTTAATATGTGTTTGCCATCTATTTTATATTTTATTTGTTATGTTATTTTCATTTTGTGGTCATATTTTTATTTCAAAAAAATTATTATCACTAATGTTTTACTTGATATTGTATACTTAATATCTTTCACATGGCTCCTAAATTATTTATGTACTAAAAATTATAAAAGTATTTCATGGTTTTTATTTGTATTTTTTATAATTATTAGTTTTTCTTTGATATTTTTAATTAATGAATTTGATTTGACTTATGATGATTTACAAAATGAAAATGCACTAGATTCAAAACTAGATTCAAAACTAGATTCTTATTAATTATATTAATTATATAGACAAAAATAATTTTGGTACCCAAAATTATTTTTCCAGGCGAGTTTAGTTCTCCAAATCAAAAATGAGATTTGAAATTATAAATAAAAATCGAAATATTTAAGAATATTTAAGTAAAAGAAACACAAGACATTCTCATTGTTTCTCCCAACAAGACATTATCCAAAACCCCGTCCATTATTTCATCCATTTCGTCCATTTTCGCCAAATATTCATTCTTCATGCAAAAGGTTTTCAATAAATCGGCCAGTTTATTTACATTCGTCGCCGTTTTTTTGAATTGAAGAGAACCTTTATTATTCTCCATTGTCCATCGAATATATTCATCCGCATAATTCATAAACACAGATTTAATGACATAATATGCAAATACAGGTGTACTTTCCTTGTATTGCGATGCAGCACCATTGAATAAATCGCTGTAAGAAAGTCCGAAATGATCGAGTACTTTAGTGCATTGAAACGCCGAAAATGCCGCCTCATATCCAACATATTCCTCCAATCTCAAAACAAGTTTATCATCGCCATCGTCGTCATCGCCATCTTCATCACGTTGGTCCTCTATAAATACTGCAAACATTGATTGAATCAATTCCGCCCACGTCTCGGTATAACTCTCATAAAATCGCAAATCATTGCACGGCACTTTATAAATATCCTGCGAACAAATACGCGACTGAATCTCTGTCTGATTCATCGCAGCAAAATCAATACCAAAACTATGAATCGTTTCATGGACAAATACTTTGAACCATTCTTCCAATCGATATACATATAATTCATTTTGACCAGTTTTACCCGGCAAATTACATGCAAATGTGAATGCCGTGTTGGCATGATCAGCTTCTATGACTTGCCCGTCATTATCAGGCAATATTTTTTTCAAGTCAGTATAATAAAGATAAATGGACAATTTGGTTGAACAAGAAGGCACTGCAAAATGGTCGGCAATATGTAGCCACATGTAAATATATTGAATCCATTTTTCACTCCATTTTCTAGAACCATCATGGCTCATGTATACATCAAAATGCCGCCGATTACCAACAGAAAAACTCATTTTATGAAAGGTTGTAAGCTGGTTCTCAATCGCACCTTTGACAGACGGTTCCAACAAATGATAATATTCACCTGTTGGTACTTGCTTCAATGTCTCGGACTTGATTGTCGTTTTTGCGTAAGATTCTTGGCCTTGTTTCAAGTAATAAAACATTTTATTGATAAAAACTCGCGATTCTTTTGAAAAGGTTCTCTTATATTTTTTTTGAAATCTTGCTATAAATTTGCGAATTATTTTCAAATCTGTATCCATTGTGTAATTTATATTTATAATATTTTATTTTCTTTTGGCAGTTTTTGCTAAACGATACGCTTTTTTACTATGATCGCATCCTTCTTCAATGATTGCGAAATCCACTGCCGCTGCTTTTCCTCCAGTGAGTGAACTGGCCAATCTGGCATTACCCCAAGACTGTGCAGTTTGGTTAGGACGAGAACCAGACGAATAAAAGGCGCCTTGACCTTTATTGACGATTTTTCTCAATGCCGAAAGAGAACATCCACTTTTCTGCGCAAGTTCTCTAGTTGGTCTTATTTTTTCTACTCCATATATTCTTTGTGCATTTGCGATATGTTTAGAAGGCTTACTTACAAAAGATTTGACATTTTTGCGCGTGTAATATTTGTGTTGTTTGTACATTTTCCGCGATTTTTTGATTTCCGACAATTGTTTTTTTCTGTCGCTTTTTTTGAGTGATTTCGGGAAATAACGAATGGGAATTTTCATATATATATATATATATAATTGCGATAAATAAAATACAAATGCTAAAAATTGATATTTATTTTTAATATAAAAATAAAAATAAAATAATAATACAGAAGAGAAACAATATGACAAGAAACAATATGACGAGAAACAATATGAACTACATGATGGCTTTTATTATGATGAATATGATGAACAATGTCTTGGCATTAATACCAACAAATAATTTGAATTCATTACTCGCTAGAAAAGCAATGGTTTCCAATATATTCAATAATGTGAGAAGCGAAATATCGACGGAGCGTTTAGTAATCGAATTTTCGTCAATATTGCCATATCATCATCATCAAAATGACTTTTTGACAATCTCGCTTTTTGCAACATATTTATACGGACAGTTCAAATATACAACGGGTGAAAAACAGCAATATGATAAACTGAAAAAGCTTGATAGGTACAAAAAGTTTTATAATACTTATCGAAATATTACATTCATTATTCTATTGATGTTTTTCAAAGATGTTGAAAGTGTAATTTGATTTTTGCGAATTTGATTTTTGAATTTATTTATAAAATCAAAAATATATTTATTATTATTTATTCAATTTCACCATTATATAATTCCCAATTGTTTAATAATATTAACAGATTCATTTTTTTTGTATAATTCTATACGATGCACAAGATCTTTCGCAAAAAATGGCTTGAACATTTGAACAAGTGTATCCATAATAGAAGGAGCATTTAAAATACGAATTTTTTCATTCAGTTCTCCATATCTGAATTCTTTTGTATTCAAACATTTTTGTGAAAATAATTTCACCGCATTTTTGTGTCTTTCTGCAGCAGAAATCGTGAATCCATCCAAATTAATATTCAGTGTAAATGTCCCATATTTTGTAATACATTCACTGTAAAGTACCAACAGATAATCGATTATTTTTTCATGTATGTCATCATGAATGAATAATTTCAATATAGTGTAATCAATGTATATTTCATTCATTTTAGTAGGTAAAATATAAATACATTTATCAATTATTTCTTGTAAATCGAATTTTTCGCTAATAGTTTTTGCAATATCCAATTTTTGCGTTTTCTTGAAAAAAATGTTTTTGCCTCCAGATTCATTGTATAATCCGGTTTGCATTTCCTGCATTTCATGTATTATATTTGTTGTTTCAGTCATTTTTTGTAATATAAAAATGTGAAATTTTTAAACCCTTTACATTGAAAGACACATATATTTATTCAGCGTCTCGAATATATGAATCAACAATTTCTTCAATACCATCAGTAACATCATCATCGAAAGTCTGTAATTCCATTGTAAATAGTCCATTGGAGGGTGCAGGCGCGGTTCTCTCTTCCAAAAGTATTTTATTGACATCCATAGTATAAGACTGCAATTTCATAACAATATCTTTCAGATTCATTATTTCTTGTGCCAATAGATCAAATCTATTTTGAAACTCTTCAATCAAAGGTTGAGAAATGGTGGACTGACTAGATTCACTATTGCTGGATTGATAATTAATATTTTGTGGCAAATCAGTTTGCGATTGTTGTGGTTGTGATTGCATTTCATTCATAAATTTTTCGAGTTTAATAAGACGAGTATCTACTACCGAAATAACTTGCGGAAGTGTGAGACCTTGTGGTTGAATTTGCTGTTGTTGTTGTTGTACTGGAGGAGGTTCTTGAATACCTGCACGACGTTGTCTGGCGGAAGCAATGGCACGACTCATTTGTGTATGTAAAATATATTATGATTCTCTATATATTTTTATAATTTGAACAATAATTGATTGAAAAATGGAATAATTGAAAAATTGAATAAATATAAATACATTTATTCGATATAAAACATCAAACAATGGATTGTAAAACTATGGAAGAATCGATTTGCAAGAATCCCGTCAACTTCAGGAAAAATATTGCGATAAAGTTGCAAATTATGTTGGAAAATAATAATGAAACCGATTATGAAATTGCAGCGACAAATATTGAAAAAGGTATATATAATTATGCGATTAAGGAAGGAAATACCAAAAAGATTATAAAGAAGTGGGACAATCCCAATTTCGTGCATTTGTATACCGACCGTTTGAGAACTGTATACAATAATTTGAAAAATGTGCCGGATCTTTTGACAAAACTCCAGAATGGCGATATAGTGCCGCAACATTTGGCTTTCATGACTCACCAAGAAATGAATCAAGAACAGTGGCAGACATTGATTGACCAAAAAATCAAACGCGATGCGTCAAAATACAATACGAACATTGAAGCTTCGACGGATATGTATACATGCAAGAAATGCAAGTCAAAGAAATGCACTTATTACGAATTACAGACGCGTAGTGCAGATGAACCTGCAACAATCTTTGTAAGTTGTTTGAATTGTGGTAAAAATTGGCGTGGTTAAATATGATAAAGATTTACGGATGAGGATTAGGTTGATTTGCTGATTGACTAACAGAAATTGGTAATGGACTATTTCCCGGACTGTTACGTGGAGTCGTGTTATTTCGAATCGTTCTACTTCGAGTCGTTCTACTTCGAGTCGTTCTACTTCGAGGAACAAAACGTGTTCTTCCAACATTCGCACCATATTTAATTATCATTGATTTACCAGATATGAATCTTATAGCCAAATCTTTCAATACATCTGATAGAGTGTTTTTTTCATGTGGAAATACGTAAATATATATTTTGAAATATTTTTGAATTTCTGAAATTCTTTCATTCTTAAATAAAAAATCTTTGAACTGTGATAATTGTTCATCATAATATTCATCATCAGGTATACCTACATACTCAAATGCTTCTTTGAATGCTTTATCAATCATTCTATGTAACGCATTCAAATTTATTTCTCTTTCTCCTCCTTTTTTTGTTCTTTTTTTCTTTTGTGTTTTTCTCATTTTATTTTTTGACATTTATATATAAATAATACATAGAAAATAACACATATTGTTAGTACTTTTGATAATGTTTTTACAAAATTTCTAAATCACTCAATCTCCAATATTCACATGCACCATTAGGCAGTGGTCGTTGCACAATAAACGGGATTTTCTTCGACTCAAATTCTTTCAATGAAATCAAATATCCATCAATCATAGACTCATCTACTTTCACAAAAATGGGCGCACCTGCATCGATTTGTTTTGCGCGTTCTCCTAAAACACGTGCGCGTTCATAACGCGTTATAATCGGCAATGTCCTATGAAAAGGATCCAAAATATTCCCCTTTTCATCGCGAACAATTGTGCACAATGCCTCAATTTCTTCATAATTATGTATTTGCATTTCTGGATGATGATCGCTGATTATATTTTGCTGCAACGATTCATCGAATTTTTTCAAATAATCTTCGTCTTCTTCGTCTTCTTCGTCTTCATCTTCTATTTCGGGAAAATGTTGTTGCGCTTTTTCTATGGCAATTGAACCATCTTCATCCATTTCCTCAATACCTTCTTCTTCGGCATCTTCTTTATCCGAATCATCTTCTATATCACTCATTTCGGGTTCGTCATCATCATCTGGATCGCCAGCAATCATCACTTTCTTCGGTTGTTTGCGATTAATACCAACAGAACTTTCGCTATCTGTATCAGACGACTCAATCTCCGAATCACTCAATTCTGCTGCATTTTCAAAATCTGCCATTTATAAATAATATAGTGTATAAGTCTATATTATTTTATTTTTCAATTCAATTTTTTCTGTTGGTACTTTCGCTTTCACAACCGCTTTCATTACCGCTTTCATATGTCGCTCAGTCCCTCGGCTCGGCTCCGCTATGTCTTTATATGTCGCTCGGCTCCGCTATGTCTTTATATGTCGCTCGGCTCCGTTATGTCTTTATATGTCGCTCGGCTCCGCCCGCTTCAAAAACCAAAAGGCGTCTGTTGCCCCGATTTATTCATATCCAAATTCCGCTCTTGCTGCAACGTGTCCATCAATTGCATACCTTCATCCGGCACCATTTTATTCGACTTGTAACTTTCCGCCGGTGTAGGTATCCGCATTTGTTCCATATGATTCGATATTGAATAATTGGACATTGTATCACTTATCCGCCCGTTATAATATGTATATTTATCTGAAGAAACATCAGAACTATTCAATAATGACATGGCCATTGGTTCTCCATTCGAATAAGTTGCACGCGATATTTTGGCACTTACAACTGGTTCTAAATATGTCACAATGTCACCTGCATATATCGTCTTGTAATTTTGTTTAGCAATCAGAAGTGCAGGTACAGCATGTACATTGGGCGGAATCATGATAAATTTGCCATTGTCACGTTGTACATATATTTGACCAGTGTTGGCATCCGTGGTTCTCTTATCTATACAAATGCAATTCAATTGATCAATAAGCCCATTTTTAGAAATATAATCCAATATTTTCTTACAATTTGGACAATGGTTACTATAATATAAAATGTCAAGGTTTTGTGTCGACATATATTATTTTATATTATACGATCCTAAATGAAGTCATTGTAAATAAACGCAATAAACGCGCAAGATTATTTCAAAGTTTTTGTACACATACTGTAAAAAAGTCGATATTGATAATACATAATAAACGCCATAATTACCGTAAAAAATGCACTACCAGTAATATACATATGATTTTTCTTTACTTTGTAAAGAGCCCATGAAAAAAACATGACGTAAATTATTAATAAAACGAACCAAATTATTGAAAATGCATAAAAGAAATTGCAGTTGCTAACATTATTTAAAGGGGCAAAGTAATTCATATATATAATAGCACGTGAAATTATCTTGTGGGGAGAGGTCCTCCTCCGCCGCCGATACACATCGAATAAAGTAATCTATTTTGGAAATAGAAAATGAAATATCCTAAAGCAACCATTACGGCTTTTAAAAAGAAATCATAGCCCTTTTTTTTTTGAATAATGGTTAATCCAAAAGCAATCATTGAGAAAACAAACAAGACAAACCCAAATACCGAAAGATAATAAAAGTAGAGACAATAGTCTTTTGGAAGAGGAGAGAATAAATCCATTTGTGGGATATATAAAAACAAAAGAAATTAAGAGAGCTAGTAAAATATATATAAATTATTCCTATGGACTATATATATTTATGTCTGCAGAAGAAGATAATAATAATATGCATGCATGGAAAATTATTGAAACGTATTTCCAAGATAATCCGCAATGTTTAGTAAGACATCATATTGATTCATATAACGATTTTTTCCAGAACGGTATTTATCAAGTGTTTCGAGACAAAAATCCGGTTCGTATTTTTTCGCAATATGATGCCAATTTTGACGATTATATATGCAAATGCAATTTGTACATGGGCGGAAAAGACGGCACTAAAGTATATATTGGGAAACCAGTGATACACGATGATGATAGGTCGCATTACATGTTTCCAAATGAAGCGCGATTACGTAATATGACATATGGAATGACGGTGCATTATGATGTAGAAGTCGAATTTGTACGCATTTTGCGCGAAGGCGAAGCATTAGAACCTGTTGGTATTGAAGAAATATTGGGCGGTCGTAATCGCGAATATGGAGAAGATGATGGTTCATCATCTGACGACGAGGACATTATAGTTCCAAAACATGAAATGAGTACAAATGAAATGACTACAAAAGAGACAACTACGAATGAAAGAATAATGGGAGGAGGCGCCAAGACAAATAAAGCAAAAAAAGCGGTAGGAAAACAAAAAATTACACCGAATGAACAGGCACTTATACGTGAATTGACTGAAAAATCATTGATGCCATCTAAAAAATCATCCGATCATAGAACACAAGTAATAACAAAAACTATAAAGAACGTTTATTTGGGTAAATTTCCAATCATGGTTCAAAGTGATTTCTGTATTCTAGCGGGATTACCAAAAGAAGTGAAATTTCAAATGGGCGAATGTCATAATGACCCCGGTGGATATTTCATTATTGACGGCAAAGAAAAGGCAGTTATTCCTCAAGAAAAATTTGCAGATAATATGCTTTCTATAAGAAAATCGAGCGACGACCACTTCCTTTATTCCGCGGATATTCGTTCTGTATCGGAAAACCTGTCTAAACCTGTACGCACACTTTCAGTGAAAATAGTAGCGCAAAATGCAACACATACCAACAGAAACATTGTTGTCAACATACCGAATGTGCGAAAGCCTGTACCGCTTTTCATTGTTTTTCGCGCACTCGGTATTTTATCGGACAAGGAAATTATCACCATGTGTTTGCATGATTTGGATAAATACAGTGATTTGCTCGATGTATTTGCGCCGTCTATACACGAAGCTGGCGGTATAATGTCGCAAATTGCGGCTCTGCGTTTCATTGCCATTTTGACGAAACACAAAACCATTACATATGCCCACGAAATTTTGTGCGATTTTTTTCTGCCGCATATTGGCGAAACGAATTATATTCAGAAAGCGTATTATTTGGGATACATGGTTTTCCGCCTAATCAACGTGAGTGAAGGTATAGAGAACGAGACGAATCGTGATAATTATAAATACAAACGTATTGATACAACCGGCGTTTTAATTAGCGAATTATTCCGCGAATATTTCAAAAAACAGCAAAATGCTGTGCGTCTGGCATTCGATTATAAACTCAATTATAGCAAAGGCATATACGAAGACAATTTAGACGCTCTTATTATGCAAAATTACGAAGAAGTATTCAAAGAGAACCGCGAAGTTGATGTGGGATTCAGGAAAGCATTCAAGGGAAATTGGGGCGCATATACTCACACGAAACGTATTGGCGCTGTACAAGATTTGAACCGGCTCTCGTATTTCAGTATGATGAATCATTTGCGGAAAACAGTGCTGAATTTGGATTCGGGTGTTAAATTAGTGGGGCCACGTGTTCTCCATGCATCACAATGGGGTTTTTTCGACCCGATTGATTCGCCTGATGGATCGAATATTGGGTTGCATAAACATTTGAGTGTTTGTACTTATATAACAAAAGGCATATCGAGAGAACCTGTGGTGAAATGGTTGCGCGAAAATATCAGGATGCGTATTTTGGAAGAGTGCCCACACAGATCATTGGCTAGATTGACGAAAGTCATTGTCAATGGATTGTGGGCAGGTGTCGTGGAAAACCCGATTTCGTCGGTGGATAAAATCAAGTTGTATAGACGCAATGCATTGTTGCCCATTTATATGAGCGTGTCTTTTGAAATATCGCAAAATACGATTTACATATATTGCGACGAAGGCCGATTATCGCGTCCTATTTTTTATTACGACAAAGAGTTGAAGAGGTTCTCTTTTAAAAATGACAAATTCTTGGATACATTGAAAGACGACACTAAAAAAATCAGTTGGAACGAATTGATAAGTGGTCTTAATGCCAAATTGGACGAAAATTTTCGCATAGATAGGATGCAAATATACGAATTGAGCGAATTATATGTTGGTACTAGTAATGAAAAGAACCCGGCGAAATTCGACCGATTCATCAAAGACAAATGTATTGTCGAATATGTAGATGCAAGTGAAAGCGAAACTATGCTTGTCGCCGTAAATAATAATTTTGTGTCGGATAGTGCTTCTGCTTCTGCTTCTGCTTCTGCAGTAAACAATCGATACACGCACATGGAAATTCACGAATCTTTTTTGTTCAGCATGCTTTGCAACATGGTCAATTATTTGGAGAATAATCCGGCTACACGTAATAATTTTTCCTGTGGGCAAACCAAACAGGCAGTGTCCATGTATCACACGAATCATCAGGTGCGAATGGACAAAGCGGCAGTGATTCTCAATAGTGGTCAGACGCCTCTTGTGAAATCGCGATATTTGGAATATGTGAATCACGAAGGCAATCCGTATGGTGTCAATGCAATTGTGGCAATCATGTGTTACACAGGGTACAATGTAGAAGACGCGGTCTTGATTAATGAAGGCGCATTGAAACGCGGCCTTTTTCACACAACTTATTATTCTACCTATGAAACACATGAAGAAAAAGGGAAATCGGAGAATGGTGAAGCAACAAGTGAAAAAATATTTGCAAATATAGAGAACTTGATAACAAATGGCACGCAATTGAACGGAAAAAGACTGGGATTTGAATACGATAAGTTGGACCAATACGGACTTGTAAAAGAGGGCACTGAAATCCACGACAAAATTGCGCTTATTGGTATGACGTCTGGATTGAATGGCGGCGTTGAAAGGTTCGATGAATCTGTGAATTCGAAAAAAGGTCAGCTCGGAATTGTGGACAAAACATTTATCACAGAAGGCGAAGAAGGACAACGTATTGCCAAAGTCCGCGTACGCGAAATACGTATCCCTGCATTAGGCGATAAAATGGCATCGCGTGCGGGACAAAAAGGCACTGTAGGCATGATTATTCCCGAGGCCGATATGCCATTTACTAACGAAGGATTGCGGCCAGATATTATTATTAATCCACATGCATTGCCTACACGTATGACTATTGGTCAATTGGTCGAATGTATTTCGGCAAAAGCAGTGGCGCTGAAAGGCGGATTCGCGGATTGCACTGCCTTCACCAATAACAGCAAAGAAAACATTGGCAAATTCGGTGAATTATTGACCGACCTTGGATACCATTCATCGGGAAATCAAATCATGTACAATGGAATGACTGGGGAGCAAATCGACAGCCAGATTTTCATTGGCCCCACTTATTATATGCGTTTGAAACATATGGTGAAAGACAAGGTGAACTACAGGACAACTGGACCGCGAACGGCACTGACGAGACAGACAGTGGGCGGCCGTGCAAATGATGGCGGCTTGCGTATTGGCGAAATGGAACGTGACGCAGTCATATCACATGGCGCCACCAATTTTTTGACGGAATCCATGATGGAACGCGGCGACAAATATTATATGGCTGTCTGTAATAAAACGGGCATGATTTCCATATACAATTCTTCGCGTAATTTGTTCATGAGTCCAATGGCAGATGGTCCTATCAAATACACGGGTTCTCTCAATGATTCGGAGAAAATGCGCGTAATCAATATAACGAAATTCGGCAGGTCATTCAGTATTGTTTGTATTCCTTATTCGCTCAAATTGCTTATACAAGAGTTGCAATGTATGAATATTACAATGAGAATACTAACAGAAGAAAATATTGGACAGCTAGAGAACCTTACGTTTTCTAGGAACATTGACAAACTTTCAAAAGAGTCTGTCAGAAATTTGCGCGATATTACATTCGATATCAATCGTATGTTGAAAATGGAACAACAAGAGAAAATGAAACGCGAATTGCCTGTTAATGTGGAATATAATCCCAATACACCGGAAGGAAGTCCTGGGCCTAGACCTGGTCCTGAAGTTGGTCCAGTATCGCCTGCTCCTGAAAGCTCGATTTCGACAGCATATTCACCCGGCACACCATTACAATCGTCGCCAATACAAGGCGAAGGCTCTCCTGCGTATGCACAAGGCTCTCCTGCACAAGGCTCTCCTACACAAGGCTCTCCTGCGTATAAGCCAGCTATAGTAGGCGGAGTTGTGGACGACGACGACATGTTCAAAGAAAACGATATTGTTCAAATAAGAGGCGAAACAAATAAAAAATGGCGAATCAAAGAAAAGAGAAATAGATTTATAACATTGGAGAACCTGTCACCACAAAATGACGAAGACACAATAAAAATAGTAGAACCCGATCAAATATATCACGCGACATATATCGACCCTCGAATGAAAGTGCCTACAGAATATGATATGATGTATGGTAGTGACACGTATGGTAGTGACCCGACGACGACGATGATGATGCCAACAAACGGAATATCTGTTGGTACTTTGCAGCCGAATATGTATGGAATCCCGCCAGGTGGTATTCAAATAAATCCTACTTTTGTTGTAGGAGACAATAATACTACTGGCGAAGGAAAAGATGGGCAAATGAACGGAGGTTCTCTTTTTCGTGAAAATAATACAAATAATATTAGAGAACCGAGTAAAACGGTCGCTACAGAAACATCTAATATACCTAATAAAAAGATTCAATTCAAAGAGACAGAATCAGAATCAGAACCAGAAGAAAAAAAGGAATCTGGAGGTGAAGTGACTTCGAATTCATTTTTCGATTTTTTGAAAATCCGAAAAATCATGTAAAAGACAAAACACAAAACACAAAACACAAAACACAAAACACAAAACACAAACCCTTTACAAAAAATTGATAATAAAAGGTTTAAATATATTGAACATATATATCAAAAGACTATACATGTCCAATCGCGTACTACAAATATATAAATCGAGAAAAAATATGCTCGAATTGTTGCAAGAGCAAAAATACAATGTCGCCGATTACGAAAATTTCAGTATCAATGAAGTAGATGCAATGTATTCGAATTCGCAATTGGATATGATTTTGCACCGTGATGAAGACGATTCTTTCGTCTATGTGAATTATGTGAAAAAATGGAGCGCAGACACTTTAGAAAGATTGGTCGAAGATTTATTTGAAATTGAGACGGTATTGAAGGATAAAAAGAAAGACCATATTATTTTGGTAATGGACAATGAACCTAACCAAACTGTTTTGGAGAAAGTCAAATATATTTTCGATAGAGAAGGTTATTTCATCATACCTTACAATATTGCCAGGTTGCAATTCAATATATTGAAACATGAATTGGTTCCTCCGGCGAAAGTGTTGAAACCAGATGAACAAGAACAGCTTTTCAAGAAATATAATTTGACAAATGTCAAAAATTTGCCGGAAATATCGCGATTTGATCCACAAGCGATGGCAATCGGAATAAGACCCGGTCAAATTGTAAAATTAGAGCGCAAAAGTCCTACAGCAATGATTTCATTGTATTATCGTGTTTGCATTTGAGTTACATAAATGAAATATTATATGTGTGCGCATTTTTTTTGGTTGCTGTTATATATAACAATATTCCAGAAATGTCATATTATTTTATTGATGAGAAATATAATATTTTTAATTTTACAAATGTAACTAATATAACAGAAAATTCTAGTGGACAACAATATATTAAAAATCCAACTGATGAATCATCAAAATTAACAACTGATAAAAAGTATACTTTTACTGTCATTAATAAAGACACTACTATTGAAACCAAAAATTTAACTTTTATAAAGTTACCGTTTACGGATGACAACACAAACTATAACTATACATTTGATGAAGTAGTGTCAATAGATATTTACGATAATTTCAAAAAAATCAAATACCAATTACCAAATCAAGTTCTCGCAGTAGATAAAACCCTATTTTTATACAATAAAGGTATTTATAAATTGAATAATCAAAAATTCGAATATTTTTATAAAAAATTAGATGGATACCCAATGATTAGCGGATCTTACAAGGAACCATCATTGACGGCTCCTCCAACAACAGATACAAATGACGAGTATGTTGTCAATACATTGTTGCGTGATCCAGAATTAAGCAAATTATTTACATTAGCAAATTACAATGTTGAATGGAATAAAGCGACATTAATAAAAACGATTGAAGAGATTTTAGGAAATGAAACTGATAAAACGAATCCATTGACACGACAAACGATTACTCCAAAACCATTGAAAAAACCTGGACCCATAACTAATCCAAATATTAAATTTCTCTCTGATAGAGATAACAAATTTACATTTAAAGATTTAAATAATAGGAATTACACATTTGTAAATAAAACAGGTGATGCTGGTTATATAGGTATGAAACTCGATACTAATAACAATATCATTGAAGGTTCATATATTAATTTTCAATATAATATTCCAAAAACTGATTTTTTAGAAACAGACAATGGTTATGAAATATCTACAAATAGTGGAACTCCAAAATGCAGGTTCAAACGTGTTTGTAATGAAGTACATTATTATCATCCAGATTGTACTACAGTTATTGATAGCAATAATACATGTCATTGTGAATGTTCTTCAGAAATAGTTTTCAATGATAATAAACAACCACATACACATTGTATTTCAGATACATCTTCTGAATTGGTAAATCACATAACTAAAATACAATCTATTAAAATCGATGGAAAAGTATCCAACTACAATAAACCTACTTCACCTCCATATTTAACATATGATCCTGATATTAGTTATTTATGCCAATTGATTGCCGATTATTATATTTTATTGATACAAAAAAAGGTTAATTCAAATCTATTAGTAAATAACAATGTAGTACAAATAAATAACCAATCACATGAAGATTCAAATGAATTATATAGAGAACAATATATGAAGATAATAAATATTTCTGTAGGTATTATTTCTACTGGATTTATTATACACTATATTTTGAAAAAATGAAACAAGTTGAAATAATTAATATTCATATAATATAAATATTATATGAATAAAATAAAACGCGAAGGACTACAACCATCATCAAAACCATCACCAAAACCATTATCTCCTTTATTCCAGCCTAATGATTTTTATTATTATAAAGCACAATTTCATCCAGGTATAAAAGGGTTGATTGAAAATATTTTGGGAAACACCCCTTATGTTGGTGATCAAAATTTGATTGATTTCGACGTAAATAAAGAAATAGATGATATTCCAAGTGGATATTATTCAATTCCTTATGAAATACTGGAAGAAAAATGTAATGAGACAAATAGAAAAATGTACGATGATATAAGCAAAAATTTACACAGTAAATTAAATAATGATACAAAAAAAAGTGGTCCTGGAAGCGGTGATATCGCTACCAAAATTGACTTCATAGATCCTATTATTACTATTACTGATAATTCTGGAATTACACATAAATATGAAATGGATGAAATTCTCAATACGGGTGAGGATATAGGTGATATTATATTACAACAAGATCCAAGTAATTATAATTATAAAAGTAATTTAACAGGTAATTTGAATCATTTTAGAACAGGAAAAACTATATTTTTTCATAAACTGATAGATATATCAAACAGTACAGATCCTAATGTAACTGTACCTAACGGTATGCCACCAATAAAATTACCAGGTTCACAAAAAGCAAGTAATACTATTTATTATCAATCAATATATCGTGACAAAAATGGTAATAAATTACAAAGTGATAATGAACATGCTTTTATAGATTCAAGAGATAGTAAACGCATAAATTACAATACTTCATGTATACAGTATGATGAAAATGGTAGTTATTTTATAAAAAATATTCCTTCGTCGGAAAATCCTTCAACATGTGTCCTTGAAAAATCAGATAAAATCGATACTACTCCCGATTTATTCATAAAAGATATAGGTTCCATGAGTTTTGATACAGTCCCCGATTATGCATCGATCAATGTTTATACCGATCCGAGTATGCCGTCACCAATACCGATGAATAATCCAGGACCCCAAATTGATACATTGATAAAAAAAATTATAGAATATTTTAAAAATTTATGTGATAACAAAAAAAAAGCAGAAATATACCAGAATTTAGTAAATAATAATCAAAATAATAGTTCAGATGAATTATACGAAGATACAATAAATAAATATTACCGAGAATACGGTCGTATTTTGAATATATCAATAGGAATAATGGCTGCATCTGGAATTATATATAATTTGTCAAAGTGATTACTGTTAACAACGTATATGTAGAAATACATTAAAATACGCTTATATATTTCCATTTAATAAGTACAATCTATTAGTATAAAATTATATCACATGAATGTATATAATTTTATGTCTTATATATGGGTTTATGATACTTATATTAATAATAATGAAGATATAACTACTACACCCACCGCAAAAACATTTCGTATGATGTCTTATATTAATTATGGTACGAATATAGATTCGAATACAGAAAACATATATAATATTACAAAATACAATTCATTTGTTGAAGTAAATAATTATATTATGAAACAAATTGAGGATTTTATTGCAGTATTTCACAAAGATAGAAATGTAGGTAATTTCCCGAATATTTCAACAAAAACAATGAATCAACGTTATCTAGACATTCTCAATATGCAAGTGATATTACAGGTCATTATGCAACAGGGACTAGCAAAATATTATGGCGCTAATTATGATTCAATTATAGATGTATTGAATAATTACAATAATTATAATAGAAGTATAACTGATGGTTTAGATGAAATAAATGGGACAAGTAATTCAATAAATTATTCAATGAATACTATGTTAGATTCCACAATATACTCAACTGTTTTGTGGGTAATTTTAGCAATTTGTTTAGTATATTATGTTTTCGTTAAATTATAAATAGATTGTATAATATATGACAACTTCACCACCAAAAAATAATAATATTTACACATATGATACTAACGAAAACGTTCAAGATTATGACTTTTGTATTGATAGTTTTATGAGATTTTTTGATAAAAATACTGGATATTCAATTGCAATGGATAATATTATTGCAGGTAATTCAAAATTGCCTGATAATTTGCCTGATATACCTAATATACCTTCATATACAACAATACCAGGATCAACAAATAAACCAGGATTAGGACCAAAATCTAATAAAACATATGATTTTGTGAAAAAAATCAATAAATACATGGAAGATGATGCAAAAACGACATTGGATATTGCAAATGATGATACATATGATTTAATTATTCAGCAAAATACTATGTATATATTCGGTTCTCTTGCATGTGCTAGTTTATTGATTGCATCAATATTTATTGGAAAATCAAATAGTTAATTGAAATATATAATATATAATAAACACCGTCCAAACAAAAAATGAGACTTTGTATCATTTTTTGTTTTGAACAAGTCGTCGACAAAAATATTTTTCAGGGAGGCAAAACAAAGCGTCCAAAATTTCTTTTTGGTAAATGTAAAATGGCGCTTTTCACTACATTTTGAATGTTTACTGGTATAATTTATTTTTGTAACTGTAATATAAATATGGGAATAACACCAAAACCGATAGTATTTCCTTCATCGGCTCCTAATAATATAAAGAAGTATATTGAAAATATAACTAAATATACAAAAGGTGAATTAAGTAATAAAAAAAAATCAATTGAAAAAATATTACAAGTTGAAAATAGATGGAATAAATTCAATGATACATATAATAAACGATATATTGAATATATCAAAATTACTGTTATTTTAGTATTTTCAATTATTTGCATTTGGTTATGTTTTATTATTGACGATAATCTTATTTTACCAGAGGGATTTACAACTTTTATAATAACTATCATATTGGGAATTACTACTTCATGGATTTATTATATTTATCAAAATATTTTGATACATAATCTTTTAGTATACGATCAAATTGATTATCAGGCACCTGTAAATGCAACAACCAGACCGACTGGAACGCCGGGACCATCGGATACTCCTGAAAAAACATCTTGTCCAATATGTCCAGCAAACTATGTATATGATGGCAAATATTGCGTAATTGATATTTTGCCAAAAAGTAGTTAGTTAGTTAGTAAAATACTTTTAGTGGCTTAAATACTGAAATTATCTAAATTTATAAATACTTTGAAATCAATATAATATTATTACCATTTTATAAGTGCAAAACACCGTCATTTTAATTCTTCAAGTTTTTTAATACAACATCAATTCATTCTATATATTTTTATCTATAAATCTGTTACAAAGTAACACTTAATACATATCAATAAAAGTAGGCTTTTAGAATGTAAAAAGGTGTAAAATAAAATAATTATATTTATATATTATCAATATTATGAATACTTCAGAACCACCAAATACAACCGTACCAAATACACCAAATACAACCACACCAAGTAAGCCAAATACAATGACGCCAAATACAATGACGCCAAATACAATGACGCCAAATACAATGACGCCAAATACACCAAATACACCAAATACACCAAATACACCAAATACACCAAATACACCAAATACACCAAATACACCAAATACACCAAATACACCAAATACACCAAATACAGATACACCAAATACAGATACACCAAATACAGATACACAAAATACACAAAATATACCAAATATACCAAATATTACTTCACCACAAACAATTAATTCGATAATATTTCCAATACAGGACCAAAAAATGAATAGTTACATAAATAATTTAAAAAACTATACTGAAAATGATTTGAACAATAAAACACAATCAATCGAAAAAGTATTGAAACTCGAAAATAGATGGAATAAATTCAATGATACATATAATAAACGATACATTGAATATATCAAAATAGTTATTATTTTCATATTTTCAATTATTTGCATCTGGTTGTGCATAATGATCAACAATAATGCCATTTTACCAGAGGGATTTACTACTTTTACAATAACTATCATATTGGGAATTACTATTTTATGGATTTATGATATTCATCAAAAAATATTAATACATAATCTTTTAATATATGATGAAATCGATTATCAGGCACCAGAATTGAAATCTCTAATTACTCAAAAACCAAGTACAACACCTGATCCAAATTCTAAACTGTCTGGTAATACACCTTGTCCACCAGTATGTCCAGCAAATTATATTTATAGTGAAGGACAATGTATATATAATGGATTACGTTGATTTTATACCTTTCAAAAAGAAAACAAACTCTGATTTTTCGTTTGAACTATTCCGACAAAAAGCATCTCAAATTTCTTTTTGGTAAGTGTAATAACAATAAATATTATATTTTAATATATAATATTTTAATATAAGAATATGTCAAATACAACAACTCCACCAATATCAACAACAACGCCTAATATATCATTAGTATCAAATACAACAACAACGCCTAATATATCATCAGTATCAAATACAACAACAACGCCTAATATATCATCAGTATCAAATA